TTAATTAGTTGTATATCACATAATAATCTCTATAGTCAAGGACAATGTTTCAAGATAGTATCTTTGTTATGTCTTGTGACTTGTAGTTTTAATCTTTATCCGAGTATTCTACAAGCCAGTTCGGGGCGAATACAAGCTGCACCGTAAAGAAGGTCATACGAAAATCTTGTCTCCTTATTCCCTCTCGTAACTTCCAATCTCAGAGCAATACCAGAAACAGGATCTACGACCGATTCAATCATATTTCCGCCCAACTCAACAGAGTCCGTAAGTGGCCGAGATACGAAGGCAAAAGCGTCACGATGGAAAGCAAGATTGATCGCAGCATGTGAATTTGCCGCACCTGCCATAGTGATAACAGAAGCAGAGGTCCAGGCAACTTTCGCAGCCGGAGCAAATTTCAACAGCGTAGAGGTACATCCAGACAGACATACATACTGTTGCGTATCACCAGCGACCGTGAACGTATCGCCTTCGTTAGCAGCACCAGTCTCAGTGATAATGGCAGTCTGAGTTGCGCCAATAGCCGTAGAAGCCGTAGAAATAACACCAGTGGTCGCAGTACGAGTACCATTAGCATGAGTCTTTACGTTCTGAGACATAAACCAATCGAAACCAAGTTTGCGTGCAAGCATACCTTCACGCAGTTCAGCATCAATTGTTCCAGCCTGAACAGCAGAGGCAGAGTTGAAAATAGTCAGACCGAGCAGGTTGGCTTCTGCATCGGCATTCAGAACAACGCGTCTGTCACCCAAAGGAGCCAGGTTGTTGTTCAGAATTTTTCTGGCACCAGTTGCTTCACTGATCGTAGTCGCAAACGGAGTCGTGCCAGTTGTTCCAACAAAATAAGGAACGTTGACATATTTAGACATAATATACTGATCGACGTTATTACCCAACGCTTTGATGGCTTCAGCAGCCTGCATAGGAATAAAACCGTCCATGCACTCTTTGATTTCTTTGTCAGACAGTGTGAAAGCCGCTTCGTACCATTGATCCAGAGTGATAGTCGCATTGGTCGGAGCCAAGTTAGTACCAGCAGGATAATACGCAGAAGGCGCTACAGCCGTTGCAGAGATTGCAGAAGGAATAGGAATAGTAATAGCCTGACCCTTGAAAGCTGCAAGATAGTCATAATTACTGTTTACGAGACGCGGCATAACGCAGTTCTGACGAAGCGTAACAACGCCCTGTGCAAGAAGTTGGGGAATAACAGCAGTCAAGGTATTGGTATTAGTAGCCATAATTTAAAACTCCTTTATATATTTCATATAACTTTGAGTTTACCTTTGGCAATGTCTTCAATATTTTTAATAAACGAAGCCTGATCATTTCGACGTACTGCATTCGAATTCTGTCCAGGAGATGAATTTCCACCAGAAGGTGGTCCACCCGCATGTCCAGCACGAAGAATTCTGTCTTTCATCGGATATTTCTCAATAATAGTTTCAAGGGCTTCGTCAAAATCAGCCAGTTCACCATATTTAGTTTTTGATAGAATTTTTTCTCCATCAAGATACCCGACTATTCTGTTTTCTTCGATTTTAAAATGCTTGCCAAAATACTCAGTTGCCATGTCCGCAGGTAAAAGTGTTTTTGGGTTTTCACCGGAAAAGAATGGTGATTTTGAAAACTGTGACGAAACCATGAGTTTGTAAATATCTTTATCTTTAGCCTCAAGAGCTTGTCTCAATTCTCTTTTTTCTTTTTCAAAACCATCAAGAATTGATTTCTTATTTACTTCAAACGTATCCGCCATCTGCCGTTTCAATTGCTCGACTTTATCGACATCCAGCATTTTAGTCATATCAAGATTTTTAATCTTCTCGATTGCGTCCAATGCGACATTCGGATCTTCGATACCTTCGAACTTTTTTAATTGTTCAGCTAATTCGTTCTTTTTCAAACGATGTTCCTTAGCTTCGGCATTCAGAGCTGCAATTTTACTCATTGCTGCTGCTGCATCAAACGGAATTTCCTTTCCGTCCTCTTGAACATAAACTGGTTTGCCTTCCAGCAAAACAACTCCACCATTTTCATCTAACTTCAGCTTCATGCTTAACTCTCCATATTGATATAAAAAAACAGTTATGTTCTTTTTATAGAGCATAAATAAACTTGTCAAGGATTTTCTTTCATGAATATGTGAAAAGATTGACAATACACAAACAGAATGCTACAAAAAATATAAATAGTATTTTAACATAATATGCACGATGGAGGAAATTATGCGAGAAGCCGAAAGAGCACTCGTTAGAGCTTGTATAGATCAAGATAAGGATATGCCGTTTGATGATATCGTGCAGAAAACAAATCTATCACCAGCTAAAGTTAGCCAGTATATATCTGATGTTATTGCTGAATCTGGAAACTGGAATAAGTTTTTCAATAAGAATGAAGACCCGAACGATATAGAGTCTCCATGGGATTTATCTATTGATGATGAATTGTTAGATCAATATAAAAAAGAAATAAACGACAAGACTGATAAAATTAAGCCAATGCTTATTATGAAAATGTACATGGAATTTGAACATGATAAGCGAGTTGCTCAGACAAAATTAAATTCGTTAAAACATTCTCCACATCAGGGCAGTCGGTGGCTTGAACTTAAGATGAAAGCTCGTAACGATCAAATTAAGTTATTGGGTCTCGATGCCGCTGAGAAATTAGACGTTAATATTGGATTGAGTCGCACTAAAGAAGAGCGTGATCAGATATTTCGTGCAGCACAAGCTCGTAATTTATTGCCAGAAGGAAGTATTTAATTAATGAGAGTTTACGTTAGTAAGTATGCGTTGACACAAGGGATAATCAAAAGATTCGGGAGGATGCATGCAACCAAAGAGAATGTCTTCGATTGTGGCGACAATGAGATGTATGACAAGCCGTATTGGAGCGAAATGCTTGACGAAGCTTTGATGCAAGCTGAAAAGATGCGAGCTAAGAAGCTTAGGAATTTATTAAAACAATATAATAAGGTTCGTAAGATAAAGTTTATCGATGAGTGATATAAGTTTAGAAGATGCCTGTTTCTCTGATTTGATTTGTTTTTACCAACTAATATATCCAAGATATCAAGTTGCAAAACATATTGCTTTGATTTGTTCTTATTTAGAGAAATTAGAACGCGGTGATATAGATAGATTGATTATACTGGCTCCGCCACGAAGTGGTAAGACTGTCGCTGTTGCTGAGATATTTGCATCATGGTGCATGGGTCGTAACCCTGATGGAAATATTATCTATGCTACATATTCTCATGATCGAGCGTCTGATACAGGACGTAAGGTCAAGAACATCATGATAGATAGAGACTTTAAAGCTGTCTTTCCAGATTGTGATGTCAGTGCTGATTCGAAGTCAGCTAATAAGTTATCTACACGTCAAAATGGAAGTTATTTTGCTGTTGGTGTAGGTGGTGCTATCACAGGTCGTGGAGCTGATATTGCCATATTAGATGACTTGATTAAAAGTTACGAGGATCTTACTGAATCGTCAATTGAAAGATTAAAAGAATGGTACGATACTGTTCTTTTTACTCGATTTAGTCCATCAGCTAAAGTTGTTCTGATTATGACTAAATGGAGTTATAATGACATAGCATCTTATTTGATTGACGAGAAAAAGTCTGAAAATTGGACAGTTCTAAGACTTCCAGCAATATGTGATGAAGTAAATGAAATAAGCGGAAAAGATATATTAGGTCGTGAGTTAGGCGATGTTCTTTGGCCTGAAAGATTTACTCTGGCGCATGTTGAAAGAATCAGAGAGAATCTTACGCCAACTGAGTTTAGTGCTTTATATCAGCAAGCACCATTGCCTAAATCTGGGCAATTAATTAATATTGATCTATTCCAAAGATTTGATCTTGATCCTGAAGAAAAGTTTTATAAAATAGTTTTGTCTTATGACACTGGAAGTAAGAAGAAAGCAACCAGTGATCCAAGCGCTCTGACCGTCTGGGGTTGTAACGATAAAAATAATATTTTGAAATTAATTAATGTCGTGAATAAAAAAATGGAGTATCCAGAACTCTTTCAAGAAGTAATGAGGCAAGCACGATATTATAATGATTATTCACAATGCGTTGTGACTATATTGATCGAAGATAAATCATCTGGAATATCTTTGATACAGGATTTAAAAAAGAATACCAATCTTCCAATTATGGCAATAACACCTAAAGGTAGCAAAATTGACCGTGTGAAAGAGATTCAGCCTATAATAGAGGCTGGTATGGTATGGGCTCCAAAGAAATCAGTATGGCTATTTGCGACTGAAACACAATTAAGTCAATTCCCATTGTGTCTTCATGATGATATAACTGATTCATTCTCGCAGTTTCTTAAATGGCAAGCAAAGCCTAAGTTTTCCAAAAGAGGAATTAAATTTTGGAAATAATTAATAACAAAAGGATATTACTATGAGATTAGATGAACTTAAGGAAGTGCATGATGAATATAAAGACTATATTCAGGAATGGAATCTGTATGGAATGGCGTATGAAGGCGGGATGCGATTTATTAAATACTGTCTCAAACATAATGGTCGAGAGAGTTTTAATAATTGGGCGTTGAGGCAGGAAGAAGGTGCGAATTTTAACTATGCAAATAGCATAATCGACATGATGAATTTCTATCTTACCGAGAAGCAGCCTGTTAGATATCTATCAGGACTCGATAATGATATCCTTTGGAATATGTTCATATTAGATTGTGATTATAGATCAAGTAATTATGATAGTTTTATCAATGAAGCTCAGAAGTATGCGTCAATATACGGGCATGTTGGCATTTTAGTTAATAAATCGTCTATTATATTTGACACAAAACAGCAGGAGATAGATAAGAAATGTTATCCATATCTGACTATCTATACGCCACAAAATATTTTAGATTGGGAATTTATAATTGACGACATAGGTCGGCCTGTCTTGAAATATTTAAAATTGAAAGAATTAGGCAATAGATATTTGATTTATTATCAAAATGCGTGGGAAATCTATGAAGTAAACAAGAAAGAAGAAGTAAAACTAATTGAGTCAGGAGAGAATAGACTTGGTGAGATACCGTTTGTGTGGAGC